CATTCATCGTATTCGTTTTGATAATTTGTCTCTGAAAGAAAAAATGGTAATCGTCGACAAATTCATCTTGCCAGAAATAAACGAAAAAATGGGGTTTGAAAATATTATCAAGATAGACGAAGACACCGTACAGTATATTATCGAAGAGTTTACGTCCGAACCTGGTGTTCGCAAGTTGAAAGAAATATTATTCGATCTTTACGGCGAAATTAACATCGAATTGCTTACGAACGACGCTTCTGTTTCTGTCACAAGTTTGCCTATTGTTATTACAAAGGATTTATTGAATAATAAATATTTCAAAAAACACCAAAACCAACAAGAAACAAAGATTCACTCGACCAACGAAACCGGAATTATGAATGGTTTATGGGCAAACTCTATGGGGCGCGGAGGTATTATACCCATCGAGGTTATGTTTTTTCCCTCGGAAACATTTTTAGAGCTGAAATTGACAGGATTACAAGGTAATGTCATGAAAGAAAGTATGAATATCGCCAAAACCCTGGCGTGGTCATATTGTTCAGAAAACCGCATCAAAGACTTATTTCAATATTTCGAGAACACGAAAAGTCGCGGAATTCACATTCACTGTCCAGAAGGATCTATAAATAAAGACGGTCCTTCGGCAGGCGCGGCTATTTTCATCGCAATTTACAGCAGATTTAATAATTACCCCATTAAAAATGATATTGCGATAACCGGCGAGATAAATTTACAAGGAAAAGTATGTGCGATAGGTTCTCTAGAATACAAAATACTAGGTGGAATAAAAGCGGGGGTCACGTGTTTTTTGTTTCCCAAAGACAACCAAAAAGATTTTGTAAACTTTTTACAAAAAATGGTTGAACACGGCAACGCGGAGAACCTTGACATGGAAAAAATCACGAAAAACCCGGTAAATGTCATCAACATTTTTGATAAAACGGTATCCTTTATTATGATACAGACCGTCAACGAAATGTTTGAACATGTATTTAGTGTTCCGATAGATAAATAGAGACCAGGTAACAATAATCTCCACAAATAATATATAGATGGAATTGAATATAACCACAATCATTTATTTATTTTTCAGGCTTGCCCCGTTTATTATAGTTTGTTTCTTTTCTCTACAGTCTGTTTTCAATCAAGACCTCAAAGGTATAATTTATTTGGTGGGTTTAGTGTTTGCATGTGGATTGAACATTTTAATTGGATCTTTTCCTGGATTCGAGAACATTATTTCCGTAGGAGACGAACTGTTACCCGCTAGCGCTAGACCCATGTGTAGAGCGATAGGTCTTCGAAATGGTGAACTTCCTATTAGTAATTTACCTCTAGGTCAAACTGTTCTCGGTTTTACCTTCTTCTATTTAGTTTATGTCATAATAAAATACAACCTGGCATTGAATAATATACCGACTTTGCTTATTTTTCCTATACTAATACTGGGCGATATATTTTGGAATGTATCGAATCAATGTAACAATGCGTTGGCCTTGTTTGTATCGTTGATTGTAGGAGGAGGTGCCGGGATATTATGGGCTTACATTATTGATTCTACTGGGAAGGTTGATCTACAAATGTTCAATGGACTGGGAACGAACAATGTATGTAGTCGACCTACGAAAACAATCTATCGTTGCCGCGAACGTCGGGTAGAAGACAGTAAACCGACCCCTACGGTAGATTCTTCCGGCAAAAGTTCAGTCATAGAGGCATCTAAAACGCTGGATGGTTATATACACGAAATTACCGGGAAATGAGAATAATTAATATAAGTACAATTTATATAAATGAGAGGCGGTATTGGCACAATTATATATTTGTTTTTCCGTTTAGCGCCATTTATAATACTCGCTTTCTTCGCAATAAATTTTTTTTACAACTATGATACCTTGATATTACTATATTTTTTAGGTATTATTTTGGCGTCCATTATAACCGCATTTATGAGCAGCTATTACACAAGTCTCCAAAATTTGTCGTCGGTCAATAAATATTGTTCGCTGTTTGATTTTACTACCAACGGGCCCATCTCAACTCTGCCATTGAGTATTCTTATTTTGTCGTTTACATTTTTCTATTTGGGGTATATTTTACTGAAATATGGACTTATTCATCAAAATTTGCCGATATTGATTATATTGCCCATATTAATTGCGGGTGATATAACGTGGCATACTTCTACAGGTTGTGGTAATATCGGCGCATCCGGAATGTCGCTGGTTTTGGGGACGGGTTTGGGTATATTTTGGGCATACCTTGTGGATTCCACCAGTAAAAAAGATTTGTCAAAATTCATTCAACTGGACCGCAAAAAGGACAGTTGTACCTTGATTAACAATAAATACGTGTGTAGTTGAAATATCATAATAAACTAATATTATCATGATATTACAGGGTGTCATATGGATATGAACTAGCTTGAAAAAAACCCAACGTTGGTGTTGATCCAATCTTTTATTTTTGTAAATATTCGCCGTCTAAACATATCAATCGCGATCATCTTAGGTGTACCGCCCTTTGCTAAATAATAATTAAAAAAAGCGTTGAATATGTTAGCCGTATTTGCCGAGGAATATTTTGAATTCAGCTCTTCAATAGTAAAAAGAGGTACCGATTTGCGAGTATTTACAGAGTTATGAAAAACAAACAACATATTTTTAAAATCGTTCTTGGTTTGTATAGTATTGAAATTTATGTTGTCCAAATAACTTTTAGCGTGGTTTGAACAATCTGGACAGGGAAGATTGGTACAGATCGAATAAACAATGTCTAATAATTCTTTTCGCAAATATTGAAATTTATCTTCACACACCTTTTCTGCGAGTGTATGTAAAAAAAACCAAGTCGGTGCACCCCATTTCATACCCTTTGATTTGACGGCTCCTTCGTTTACCATATTCATTTGTGGGGCAGGAGTGCCTGGAACTGGTATCGGTAAAGGTACATAGGGTTTGTTGTATTTAAATGTCATAAACTGTAAACCGGTGGGTGAAGGATTATTTATATTCGTGGTATTTACACTCCTTTGATTTCTACCGTACATCATGTTCATATTTAAGTTCATATTCTAAAATTATAGATTATATTATATTACAACATATATTTTCACCATTCTTTACTATAATTATTGATATACAAACAACATAAATATTATATTTATAATAATATAGAACGGTTAAACATGGAAACAAAACAACAGTTAATATTCTCTATACGTGAATGGGTCAAGATAGACAATGAAATTCGTAAACTAAAAAAGGAAGAAAATATACGAAAACAGGAACAAAAACGGATTTCTGGTCATCTCATAGAAGTAATGCGTAAAAACGAGATTGACGAATTTGATTTGAACGACGGAAAAATAATGTATACCAAAAAAAACGTCAAGAAGCCGATAACAAAACGGGTTTTACTGGATTTATTACAAAAATACTACAACGGCGATTCAGAAAAAGCAAACGACATTAATAACTTTATTCTGTCCAACCGCGAAGAGAAAGAAGTGGAAAGTATCATACGGAAATTATACAAAGACCCCGCGCCCATCCCTCCTCCTTAAGAATCATAAATCATGTAATTGTTACCATTCTTTGTATATCTGCCAATAATCTCCGGATTCTCTTTGTTTGACATTATATCGTTAATGTTATAAACGTTTCCGTACTTGTCAAGATAGTAAATGATTCCCGCGATTTCCTCCGCACTAATTTCTACCGTTTTCTTATTGTCATCCGAACTCTCTGTATCCATGATCAATCCGTGGGGGGTACCTTTGTAGTGTGTACCACAAAAATCACACCCATCTTTACGCCGTCGTGTACACTGTTCTCCATTAGCGCGCTTCGCATTGCAACGATTCGTATTGGGAATACTGTTCTTTACACGTTTGCGTTTAACGAAATCATCTTTTGTGAGACAAAGGCGATTATACTCATAAATATACTCAATCAGGTCGTTTACTTTGTTTTTTTCGGGCAGAGTGTTCCCAATATTTAACTGAGCAATCTTATCGCGCAAATCGTCTTTGAGTTGCGTGACATAGAGCTCAATCTTCTTGTTCAAGCGTTTTTCCATCGTCTTGTTTGCTTATTTGATTCCTTATTTTCAATAAAATATTTTTAATCAATTTTATAATGGGCGTTTTAAATCGTCAAAGGTGTAAAGCTATGTTACGTTTCAAACGCCTAATAAATGTTGTATTATTTGAAAAATTGATCTATTTTTATGTTTACAATAAACTATAAAATCGGTGTTTGGAATGAGAAAAGGTGTAAAACATGGAAATCTCCACAAAGTTTGCGTATTTACCTAACGGTATTATCCGCAATATCATAGCGTATACGGGCGCGACCTACAAAAAACGTAATGGCAAATACATGGGACAAATTCCCAAAAACGACATACGATATATGTTATTGTTAACAATTCCTATAAAAAAACTTTGGACTGGATATCCTCAAGACAGACCAACCTATGAGTATTTTCAGTGTAGCGTTAATTTGACGCGTATCAATGATCCAACAGATCGGTTTGACTTGAACCCAAGTGTATATATGACTGTATGGGGATTTAAATATATAAATGATCCTCATAATGGTAATTACGAATCCATCAGTTATGATGTAAAAATATGCGATTGGAAAGGAAATCAGCGTAGTAAATCATTTGAATATTACCGATATGACGAAAAATATGATAAAATTCTCGCAGAGATGGCATATTGTAAACGCTTGATAAACATAAGCTCCATTTTGACGTTTATGTTTGTGGTAGACTTTATTATTCAAGAGTGTTGTAGTTAGATTACATGTAAAATTTTTATCTTTGTAAACTAATTATTTTTTTGCCGTTCTTAGGAGTTTAAAATGTAAATAGGTGTAAAGCTCGGGTATCACGATATGACCGTGAAATTGTTTTACAAAATAAAATAAAGCTTTCGCCAAATGAACAACTAAATGTTGGCCGATGAACGCAAAGAATACGGCATTTTACCGTGGGAATCTCGAACTCTTGTCATGACATCTTGTTTGACTATTATACCAATTTACGTCTCTGTTATACGAGGTTTGTGGATTCATACCGTAACATCGTTTGGGACCGGGTTGATTTCAATATTGTATTGGCAACATCCTATTCATGGTTGGCGAAGGAACCTTGATTTGATATACGCAAAATACACATTTTTATTTTACATATTAACGAGCATTTGGTATATACCATTGGGCAAACCTACAGTTATTGTTTTATCAGGGGCAGTAAGTATTGCCTATACATACAAGCTTACCTTAATTTATCCAGAAATATGGATTCGCTACCACGTTTTATTTCACATATTAAGTATAGCTATGAAAATATATATTATTACCCAAATACCGGCATATTATATCAACAAAACTTTTTATGATAACGTCGGGTTTTAGTACGTTTATTCGTTTTCTTTCCCCTTTTCTTGTAACGTCGCGAATGACGTTTTCTTCCCCCAATTTTTTGTAAATGTTCCGTCAAACTGTGCGATACTTCTCCATTCATACAAAAATCTGGATCTGTCATCAAAATAAAAAACTTTTCAACGTGTTCTTGAAAGTTTTCCAAAGAAATCGCATTCGTAGTAATTTCTTCATAAAAATTTCTACAGAATTCGCTTGTATTGTAGGGGCGATTCGTTTTAACCATGCTAAAATAGTACAACATAAATGCGACAATAAATTCATAATAATGAATAGATATTAATGTTTTTTGTACATCTTTCGAGAACATACTAAAAAAAGGATTTTCCCCAAATTTACAAGACGGCGACTCCTTATTTTTAGAAAAACAAACTAAAAACAACTTTCTGGCATAAGGATACAGTTTGAGAGTTTTTTCTCTAGAAACCGGTTTACTGGTAAATGATCCGGTCTCGCCATTTACGCCAACCTCATAACCATAAATATGGTACAAGTTGTATATAATATTTTTGGCTAATGATTCAAACGCCGAATCGTCATCTATAAAAACGTCTGGCTGCATGACCTCTTGGTATATTTTACCGTAGTCGTACTCAAAACGAGTTCCGTCGCGAAGTCTATAGACAAACAACGTTTTACTCGGGAATCCTCGATCAAAAAAGGAGGACATTATCAAATACTAATAATACTATATACGCACATAATATATTACATGGGTATGGTCTAAAACAATTTATAGGTAGTTTTGAAAAATTCTTGTGCTTCTACACAAGCCGTTCGAATATACTGTTTTGCCAGAGTTTTATCAGAAACCTCCGCAAACGCAATACGAATGGTACTCTTGGTATCGTGGGGATGAAACTTTTTAAATCCACAAAATGTGAGACTCTTATCACCCAAATAGTACTTTTCGTATAAAATATACTCAATCGTTTTACCCATAGTATAGTCTTCATTTTCTAACAAAATGTCGTAACAATTCTCTATTGTGGTTTCACTGTTCAACCCCTGTATCAAGTTGGAATCCAATTCCTCCACCATTTTTACAAACTTATCGTAAAGAATTTGTATACCCATTTTTACAAGTTCACGATTGTCGTAAATACCCACACTTTGTATGGCAAAATCAAAACTGTCCTTTTTGAAAATACGTTGAGCATCCAGCAACATGAAGTTCTTCTTTTGGAATTCAATGTCCGACTCTTTCAAATCCGCCTGGGTTCGCAGTTTCGCCTCGTGTTCTTGCCAAGTTTCCAAGATTTTTTGTTTATCTGGCGTATTACTGTAAGTACACTTCGAAACCACATTGAACATGCTATTTTCACGCGCATTGGACACCGAAAAATCCGCCGTTAATTTCAAATGTTCTCCCGGAATTGTCTCGCTAATACTCGGTCGCAGTCTCACAAAATCGATATAAGAACTCGTCGATTCACACATAGGGAATATCCGTTGTACTTCCTCGCGTTTCAAGTATTTACCGTTGGTCTTATTTTTGATCTTAAAATCTTCCGTAGTAACATAAATAACATTATCCGTATCGTTTTTGACATCAACCTCTAATTGATACGTCTCTGAAAACTCTTTCAAATCCTTCATGTGAATTGGAATACAACTTAGACGCTGTTTTATCAACTCATTGTGTAATCTCGACGTATTTGTATAAATTTGACACTGATTATCATTGTAAGTCTCCGTTCGAATGACAACAATCGGAATCTCAGAAAGTATTATTCTACGAATGGCGTTTGCTAAACTAACATTCACTCCCACCAAGGTAAAATAGTAAATTCCGTTCTCTTCATAGGGTTCAACAATTTGCGGATTCATATTTGCCTTATAATATAATGATGGTATTTTGATTGACATACATATTCACAAATATTTATATCAATTTTGTAAATTAGAAAAACCGTAAAATTATAAAAATGTCCATTTATAAACTGGCATGTCTTCCAAAACGGCCCCCCACGGTTTATACTGTGGATGTTCTTTGATGTATTTCTTAACGTCGAAAAAACGTTTACCGCAAGAACTACCGAAAATCCCGTAAAAGTTCTGGGTTTTCGCACTTTTAGTGTCCAGCACTTTGCCATCTGTACAACTGTACGGCCTGTAATCCATCTCTGGATCTAATTCGGGATGTTTACAAATACCGTTGCGATTGAATACATTTTTAGCCAGTTGAATATCGTAGTGATCGGAGATAATACGTTTGGCCACGGTAACATTGATTTTTCCATAATATTGATGGTTCAGTAATTCGTTCAGGCGGTAATTTCGGTTACCACATCTGGTAGACGTATCATTGAAATCCGTATCGTCGGTTTCTTTTGTACGCAACTCGAACCCCACCGCGGAATTCATACCGTAAAGTATACCATTCTTCGCAATTTGTTTGTGATGTATTTTTTTACCAAGCTCTAAAAGCATAATTTCATGGGTATTTATGTCGCCAAACAACCACGAACATGCGTAGTCTCCTGCATTTTCTTTCAACATAATTTTTGAACAATCCTCCAAGTTTGTGGCATACTGAATGGTTTCGCGTATTCTACAAAAAAAGGGTACACCGAATTCAGGTTTATAATTAATATCCGCAATGGTGGTTTCACAACACACGATACCGGTCGATCCAATATACCAATCGGAAACACTGGATATAAGTCCGGCAGATGTCTGCATCGTAAATTCGTGGCCATTATCTGGCGTTATTTTCATGATGATATTTAATAATTGACCAGTCAACAAGTCCGAATGTACATTATGCGCCATAACAATTTTTCCGTCTGTAGTAGCATCACCGGTGGCAATAAATGCGCTACATCTTTGTATTGTTCTATTATCATCTGTGACGCCATCTTTAAAAAACGAATACATGGACATGGTGGCATTCCATCCAACCAAATAATTCATGGAAATGTTTACACCGGCATGCTTCGCACCTAAATGAATGCCATATATTTCTTCCCAATATTCAGGAAATTTTTTTTGTAAAATAGGGAACATGATCTGTCGGTTTATTTTTAAATATTCACTGAATGGGACTCTTATAATCTCTTTAACCCAAAACGGTAACGACCTTTTCACGCGTTTTAATTCGCGAGCCAGAAGATACCCATGCGCAAATCCGCGCTGATAAGGATCGCCATAAATATGTATTTTTTTCCACCCCTGTACCTTTTCTATAATTTTACCGTGTATTTTGGGTAAATGACGGATTTTTCGGGTTTTTGACATAAAAGTAGCTATAATATTCATAGATAATTTTATGGTTTAACGTACATGACGGATATCGTACTAATAATAAATATAAAAGGCAACAACAATAAAAACCAGGACAAAAATGAAAACCCGGAACGGCAAAGTAGATTCAATATCCAGGTCCAGAACAAAATGAAAATAAACTTCAGTATAAAGATAATGTTTACATCACCCACGTTACACTCAAAACTTCCCAAACAGTAAACATTGGAGTTGGTATAATTTTGGACATAGACGATTAGTACAAACAATATAGATACCACAAAAAATACATATGCAGGAGTACACCACCGATTTATGCTTGCTAAAGCCATTCTCTAATAAGATATAATTACATATTATCCTCTCACCGAATTCATCGTTTCAACATATACTTTAATTTGAAAAATATTTTAGTGAATCGGTGACCTGCGAACTAGCTCATAAATAATCAAAAAAGTAATAATAAGCAAAAAATAAGGCAACAACAATAAAAACCATGCCGCACTGGGGTAGCCGGATTTACAAATAAAATTCAATATCCACGTCCAGAATATAATGAATACAAATTTGAGAACAATCATAAATGCTACTCCGGGTTTTGTACAAGCATCATCTAAACAAAACACATTTGTATCTAACGAGCCGTTGCTTACAAAAATAACCGCTAAAATCAAAAAAACTGCGGATATAACAAAATATATATAAGCCGGCGCACACAGATTATTTAACGTGGTCAATACAGCCATGACAAAATAATTTATATATTATCAATACAAATTATTTTATGCGAGAGGTAAGTTGTGAAACCCATAGGGGTTGGTTGTTACTGGGTGTAACATTGTGTTGCTTGAATTCAACGGATTCGTCGCACTCAATAAATTGACCTGACTTCCTACACCGTTAGGTATTCCAAACGAAGTGATGTAATTCATATCTGATCCCGAATTCGCGATACTGCCGTAAGTGTTTGTAAGCAAATTACTTCCCCCCTTTATTTTACGCATTCTTCTCTTACCTTTTCCCCCCGTCGTCCGACTGAAATCACCCGCTAAACGCTCGTCTACGATAGCGCTGGGGTTCGTAGGGTCGGTTACGTGATCGCTAAATTTGTAGAAATACTCTGGGTTCAACTGGTTTAAAAAAGCACTTCCGCCGCGGTAGTGAGTCTGACAACTACACGATCCGCCTGTAAACTTTGCTCCGCAACCGCAACTACCGCCCCATTTCTTATAATACCGAATACGTCTGGATTTGTTCGGTTTATGAGAGCGTTTCTGTTTTTTATGTGTACGTTTACTCAATTTCTGTTTTTTTTGTGTCATATAAATTAACCCAACATATTTATTCTATATCAACGTGAGTCAACATATGTCTACGACAACACGCATTGGTAATTTTTAGTTCGTCTAATACGATACCCTCGGGAGTTTTTTCCGTATTCTTTTTCGTCAAATAAGAAACGCTATCGACATCCAACCCT